GTTCGTGAGCGCTGCCCCTCCCGCCGTGTAGCCGGTTCCACTGACCTCGTTTATTGCGGTGTAGGCCGGGGTGGCCGCGGTGAAGGCAGCACTGTTATCGTACAACGCTATCTTGAAGGTGTCCCCGGTCGTGACGGTGAAGTCGTGTATTTTGGTCATGAGCTCCTTTTTGAAGCTCGTACACAGAAAGTTGCCGGAAAATGCCATTTCAGTGTCCCACCCTCATTGTTTCGCCCTCATGAGCGGGCCGGTGCTGTATTCATCCTCGACCTCATGCGCCTCCCCAAGCTGTTTGAGCGCCAGAACAGCTTGGCCAAACTGCTTGGAGTAGTGGGCCAAAAGATCCGCCTCTCCCTTCATGAAGGTATAAGCCTCAACCAAGGAGCCATAGAGCAGGGCGAATTCCGCATTGGTGCTGAGCCAAGTGGTCCCGCCGCCGGCGCCTGCAGTCAGACTAGTGGGGCGATACAGGAAGCTCAAATCCACCGAGTAATTGCTGTCCGGAGTGGGGGCCAGGATAAACGTGTCCAGATCGAACATGGCATAATAGATTGGAGATCCCGTGGTGGCTTCTGCCGGGGTGTATGTCTGAATGAAGTCCAGCGTCTTGTATCGCAAAAACGTCTTGGACGTATCATAGCTCATCGATTTCGGCGCAAGGAAGTCGCTCGGAGCAACAAGATACTCGTTGCCGCTAGTCATGGTAGCCTGGGAGGTCTTCGTAAACAGGTTCAATCGAACCGATTTCAGAATTTTTTCCTCTGCCGCGCGGACAAAGAGCGGCAGGTTCGTGACGAAGGTTGCTTCGTCATTATCCGTATAGTCCTGAATCGCCGTGTTGATTTGGGTCAGGGTCAGGGTCATGAGGTGCTCACTGTAACAGTTCCGACTTTCCCGATAGCTCGGGGCCGCTCCAGAAGATAGCTCTCAACGGTCGGAGCGCCCACATAGACCTTGAGTTTCTCGGGTTCATCCGGTCGCGGCTTATACAGGGCTTGAGGTTCAGAACGAACTCTTCGAGGCTTGATCTGGGGGTGCTTGTTCTCGAATTCTTCCTGGCTTACCTTTTGCCCGTTCCATTCCTCGTGCAGATCTCGCAGCCGATAGCGGAACCCCGATCGATCCGAAATGCCCCAAGCTTTATTGCCACGAGAAAAACGGGCCATTAGCGACGCCTCCCCGGCACCAGCCGAAGGGGCACCCGTTCCCGATCCTCTTCGGCCGCGAGTTTGAAGTCTTCTTCATACAAGGGTTTCAAAAGCTGTACCCGATCCGGAGCCTTTTTGATGGCGAGCATATAGGACAACCCGGACACCACAGCCGGATAAAACCGAAAAGGCATGTCATTGGTGTTGATGAAGGTGTCCGCATCCTGGATGCGCCGGACATAATAATAGCGAATTGTGTCCGTGGAATTCTCCGGAGCCGGCCAAATATTCAATACAGGAATAATCTGTCGATCCAACCAAAAGGCTGAAGGCCTGCCCGTAGTGGCCTTGTTGGGAAGAGCTTGATATTCGCCCCGGCCCATGCGCCGCATCTCGAGATCCACGCCACTCCGGCGCAGCACCACCTCGAGCAGATCCACGACATCCGCGGCCAGGGTTTCCTGGACCTGGTCCGCCGTAACCGTGATCGAAGTGTCGAGATTCACTGTCCACAGGTTGAGGCCTCTGTTGGCCCAGTCCGCAAGCAGCAGATTGAGGCTACGACGCGCGGTCTGCGCGTCGTAGCCCGTTTTCATAGTGAGGCCGCAACGCTCGTACGCCTCTTCGATGATTTCCGCGACGTCGAGTTCGAAGTCGCGGGAGGCTGAGACTGCCATCAATCTTAGCTGTCAATGGCCGGCAGGACGTAACCGGAGGCCGTGACGACACCGGAGGCGAGGTTGTCGAACAGCCCCAAGCCGTTACCGGAAGCATTGACCATCAGCTCCCCAGCCGTGTCGGCATGAGAAACACGATTGCCGATGATAAAGCCGCTGTTCGTCGTAACATCGTTATCAACAAGCAGCGAGCCGGACGTTTTCAGCGATGTATAGGAGTTGTTTCGGATCATCGCGTTCAACATAATTCCGCCCGTGGTGTGCAGGATGAACGCTAGTGCATTCGCATGATCATGCACCACAATGTTGTCCTCAACGGTCATGCGATTGATGTTGTTTGCAATGAGCATGAAGCTGTTATTGGCGGAATCCAGACCGAACGCACGGCACCCAATAACGCTCAGGCCATCAGCGGAATCATCGGCACCAGTCACTCCAATAACATCTGTCCAGTTCATGTTTGTAGCCGTGGCCACAAACTCGCACTCGCTGATTGTGCAGTCGGCCGCTGTCACATCAATGACCTTGACAATATCAGCGAAATTCACCGTAAAGACCAGGTTGTGGATTGTACAGCTTGCCGCAGCCATGTCGAAGTCAGCCGTTACTGCCGTATCCAACGTGATCGTCGGGCGCAGTGCACCTATACCTAAGCCGACAATCGCGACACCTGCAACATCCATATCAATACCGCCCGCGGCGCTGATTGTCTCAGTGTGGCCCGGTTTCACATAGATGATGTCGCCTTTGCTGGGAGTGCATCGCCCGATCGCATAGTCGATCGTGCCAAAGGGCTGGTCTACCGTCCCTTTGTTACCGTTGCCCCCTGAAACGGAGTCGACCCAGTACACGCTGCCAGGATTGGTTACCATGATGGGCATACCGCGGATGCTGACGCCACCAGAGAAACCGTTCGGATAATTAGTTCTAGGCATTTTATTTCCCCTTGAACCGCAGTGCGGTCCTGTTTGGAAGTTTCAAGGTAGGAAAACCTGCCCGCAAGATCTGGGCCTGCTCCTGTTGCAAAGTACCATAGACCGCGCCTAAGTCAACGAGAGCAACTTTTGACCCGGTCGTGAAGAGGGGCGACCCAAAGACCGCCCCTTCCTTGTCTTATACGCCAAGGTTTAAATCCCCGGGCTGCCGTAAATGGCGCGCGGATCTGACCAACCAAAGCTGTAACGCTCCCGGGCCTTGTACCGCATGTTGCCAGTTTCAAAATCACCTTCCATGCCATTCTTGATCGCGAGACGCTCGAAGTGCTGCATCCCGTTCGGTGCATCGGTCTTGATGAACCAGGCATCGGTGTCAGTGAGAAAATCGTTAACACAAGACCCGTTGGGCAACATGCCCATCGAACGATTGGCATTGATGTCGTTGTTGGCCGTGTCCGGCCGAAGGGTCGAGTTCATCAGGCGTTCCGCGGTGAACTGTAGTGCCCGCGGAATAACCAGTTTCATGCCCTTCAACGCAACCTTGAGGCCGCGCTCATCAACAAAGGCCGCAATATCAATCAGGCCATTTTCCAGCGAGGTCTCGTTGAGATCCGCTGCTGTCGAAGGTTCGTTGGCAAACGTGCCGCCACTGGTAAGGACATGGAGCGTCGAACAAAGCTCCAGGCCGTCGCCGCCCAGGTATGCGCTGTTAAAGGCGTTGTTCAAGATCGCCGCAGCCTTAACCTGCTTGGTATGGGCCATCGATCGGGCGAGTGCCTTGGTGTAGCGCACCGAAACACGGTCGTATAGATTGTCTTCAACCGCTTCCTCCGTAATGCTGAAGGCCAAAGCGATGGTCTCGTGTGTATACCGGGCGGTGTAGGCTTCTTGCGCTTCGTCGAACGTAATCGCCGTACCTTCCGATTTCGTCGGAGCAGTCCCAAAGCCCGAGAGCATCACCTCTTCTTCAAACGCCCGTTCCGATTTCTGGGTGTCGAAGATCTCAGTGTGCTGGTTCTCGTACTTTGGGTACTCCATACCGAAGAGTGCATTCAGGCCCTCTTCGAGTTCTTTCGCCAGTTGACCGCGTGAAATAGCCATGACTCAGATCCCCGTATTTGAAACGGTTCCGCCGGCGGCAGCTCCGTTTGGTGAATTGAAATGGTTATTCAAACGAACAACGCAGCCAATGCCCGCGGCAGCCCAATCCGAGTTATCGGCATCATACAAGAAGCCCATGAGTCTCAGATTCAACGTGTTCGTGGTATTGACGGTGCTGACGCCCAAACGCCCAAGTGAGAGACCTGTTGCAGTAGTGCCGGTGATGCATGTCGTGAAATCGAAGTTAGCGAAAACATGCGCCTGGGCTGTGTCTTCATCAGTGAGTGAGGCATCCGATGCAATCAAGAACGTCTGCAGAGGATGGTCGTGGACAAACGCCCGGATCGGGAAGTTGCTGTCCGCATTCGACCCTGGCCAGTAGTTCGAGTAGATCGGCTTCTTGGTCGTGTCATCGACATATTCGCAATGATCAAAGACGCCCAAAAGACCCACGGTGCCGCCTTCAGCGCCCCCGCAAAGATCAATGAAACCAGTGCTCAAAGGAATCACGGGCATGCCGTGATAAAGTGCATTGGCGTTAGCATTGGCGATACGATACTCAGTC